ATAATTCCTCCAAACCCTACTTTAACAAGTTCACTAATAATTTTAATTTCCTGAATACCATCATGAGGATCAATATCAAGAAAGAGAAAAGGGAGATTCTTAATGATGGTTAGTTCACTAGGCTCAAGGCAGTTTGCTAGACGAAAATAGACACGAGGGTGATCTTTCATTGTAAGTTTTCCCTTATGCTCATCAGCAAAGCGAGCAAAATGATCCATAATATCATATGAAATAACTGCTACATTTGGATTTGCTGTAAGTGCAATTGCACTATGGCCAGATGCACTTCCAATATCTCCTATAATTGTCTGTTGAGGAAACTGCTTCACTAAATAAGAGAGTAGTTTATAGTGTTCTACACCTGCTTTATCTGTAAAATGCCTAAAATGTCCTGTATTCCAATCAATATACTTATAGAGTTCTGTAAGATTCTCGTCGTGAACCTTTTCATCTATAGTAAGTGTAAGCATGTACTGTAATACTATTTTGAATCTTTAGATTGCTCTGCTATAGATTCAAATAGAGTAAGAGCATTTAATATAGCATCGTCCATATTAAAATACTTATAATTTGCCAAGCGCCCAACAAAATAGACATTATGATTCTTTTCCTCCTGAACAGCAAGTTCCCTATATTTCTCATAGAGTGCCTGATTCTCAGGATTTGGTATAGGATAGTACGGCTCACCAACATCAGATGAGTATTCTTTTACAATTGTAGTGGTTGGAGTCTGTTGATTTAAGAAATGTTTATATTCTATAATTCGCGTATAAGGAACTTCCTTTTCTGTATAGTTTATAACTGAGTTTTCTTGAAAATATTGTATAGGTAACTGCTCAATCTCAAAGCGAAGTGATCTGTACTCTAATTTAGGTAGACCAACCTCATGAAAATAAACATCAATTGGACCTGTATAGAAAATTTTTTCATAGTTTGCCTGCCCCTTTTGAAACTCTGTATTGAGTTTTACCGTAATATTTGGATGATTTAAGATGGCTGCACAAAAAGCAGTGTATCCACCTTCAGGAAGTGCCTGATGCGGATCATCAAAATATCCCTCTTCAAATGAATACCGAATCGGTATACGAGACAAAACACTGGCATCAAGTTCCCGTGGACTTTTATTCCACTGTTTTATTGTGTATCCCTCGAGCACTTTTTCATAGATATCTCTACCAAATCGTGCAAGACCAAGTTCCTCTGAATTCTGTGGAGATTGAGTAGGAACTTGTTTCGATTCAAGAAAAGCCCGCATTTCATCTGATGTTAGGAGATTAGTATCGTATAAGGTATTTACGGTTGTAATATTAATTGGTATAGGAAAGACTTGACCCTTATAGTTTCCATAGACTTTATGATGCCATGGAACCCACTTTGCAAATCGATTTACATAGGCCCAAACTTTTTCAGATTTTGTATGAAAAATATGTGCACCATACTTATTCATTAGAATTCCATTCGTATCTTTATAATCATAACAGTTTCCTGCAATATGGTCTCGCTTTTCAATAATAACAACCTTTTTTCCTATACTTGCATATCGTTCTGCAAGTACACATCCTGAAAGACCAGCGCCCACAATAAGAATCGTCATACTTATAAGTTTATTTAAAGTATTATTTAGGCTCTATAGTATGAATCTAGTGTATATTACATGCGCAGTTCGACCCACAGTTGAAACCTCATGTTTTTCTGGAGAACAACGATTTTTTCAGATAATAAAAAGTATTGAATCAGTACACAAAAAGGTTCCTGATTGCTTTATTGTTCTTTTAGAAACAGGATCTGCAACAAGTGAAGAAAAGGAAGTTTTATCTAAACTTGTACATCTCTATATGACAGTTAATGTAACTACATTAATAAAAAGTATGGGCGAAGCCACTATGATTCACAAATTTTTATCTTCATCTTGGTTTCAGGAAAACAAGGGCCGTTTTTCTACATTTAGTAAACTTTCTGGACGTTATTTCTTAACTGATTCATTTGACTTTAGTAAATATCCACTTGATAAAATCTTTATTCGATTTCGTTGGGGTGGAGAAAGCGAAGGTCTCTTTGAAACACGATATTATCGTATTCCCGCGTCAAAGATAGACTTATATACACAAAATCTATATAATCTTCTAACAAATCATGCTTATATTTTTAAATTTTTAGACGTAGAACATCTCTATTTTCTTCTTAACTTCTTTCCTCTTGAAGAGACAATTCATGATCAATCAATTGGCCTTGCTGGATGGATGACTGGAGATGGACGCTATATTGAAGAGTAGGTCTAAACACATTACAATATTTTTTTTATATGACAAAAATTGCACTGTGTATATCAGGTCAACCTAGATTTGTCAAGGAGTGTTATCCAAATCTATACGATTCTCTACTTCGACCTAATGGAATGCCTGATGTCTTTATTCATACTTGGTGGTCAGAAGACTTAATAAAAGAACCTTATAAATATGGTGGAGCGGGTGGATGGGAACAACAAAGAATTCCTGCAACAAATGTACTTGATCTCAAGAATCTTTATAATCCATTAAGCATCCAAGTTGAACCTAGTAAAGTATGGTCAATTCCTAATATTGATTTTAGACCCAATGTCGAGAGATTTCGTGCAATGGATGAACCAAATAACCCCCTTGTACGCATTCCTTCAAATAGTATTAGTATGTTTCAGAGTATTTTTAAGGCAAATTTATTAAGAACATATTATGAGTGGGAAAATAACTTTAGATATGATTATGTGATTCGTATTCGTTCAGATCTATTATTTCAACGCGAAGTTCGTTGTGATATTCTTGATCCAACACGTCTTCATGTAGCAGATCTTGGACAGCCCGCAGATTGTATAAGTGATTGGATTACAATCGGTAATAGTCAAAATATGACCATATTTTCAAATCAATTTCTTGAATACCAAGGAATTCTTGAAAAGCACTTTATTCCTAAAGGTCTTGGTTGGACAAATGAGAATCTCTCATATGAGTACTTGAAAGAACGAGGAATTGGTTGGCAACTTCATCCGTGGATGCCTATTATTCCGCGGTTCTAAAGAGAGGACTCCATAAGTCCTTTAGAAAATGCGTGGTGGCTATCGTATTGTTATATGCTCACCAGTCGGAAGGAAGCAGAACTTAGCAGTACTCTTTCCTATCATTGAATCGATGAAGGGATGGATCGATGAATATCGTATTTGGATGAATTGTCGCGACCCTATGGATATGGTTTATTGTCTTGAATTTGCAAAAAAGCACCCTGGATGGGTAACTATTGTTCATGGTGAAAAGCCCTATACATTTGATATGATAAACTTTATCAGTTTCTATGCTAATTGTCATGATGAAAATACAATCTATATCAAGATTGATGATGATATTTGTTATATCCGTAACCTTGAAGGACTTGTAGATGAAACTATTGCACACCCAGAACGTCTATTTGTATTTCCGTATATTGTAAATAACTTCTGGTGTCAGATTCTAAAGGGACAGGATTTCTTAATTCCTGATACAGATAAGGACTTTGCTGCACGTTGGAAGGCTGATATGGATAAAGAAAAATATAAGATTAAGACTTTACCACGCGATATGTTTATTCCGAAAGCGTTGAAACTTGATTTTTTTCCAAGAACAATGTGGGGCGATGGCCGCTATACTGTTATTCTACATGACCATTTTCTAAATACAAAAGAAGACACAAGTAAATGGTCATTTCCAGAATTTACGACAATAGATGACTTAATTGCAGTGAGTATCAACATGGTTGCATGGAGAGGAAGTAACTGGAAGAAATACAATGTTCAAATTACAACAGAAGAAGATGAGACATATTTCACAGTGCGCCTTCCATATGAACTAGGAGTTTTCAATGGATTTGCTGCAAATACAACAGCCGCCCATTACTCTTTCTACCCTCAGAAAGAAATCCTAGATCAGACAGATATTCTAGATCGGTATTCAAAACTCAGATAAACTTAAACCCCTTAAGTTTCTTAGCGCCCTTCGGCCATACAGTCTCTTGTAGAATCTTCCGTGCATCTGTAAGTTCCTTCTCCTTGAAACCGGCCTCCTTAAGACGTTCTTGCAGGTCCTTTGTCTCCAGTTCAGTCTTTGAGTCCTCTATACAATGCTGTTGAAACCAGAGCACAAGTTTCTTCTCCTTCTCCGTACAATCCAATATGCTCTGCTTCGTATAGAGTTCAGGATTTAGTAGACTCTGTACAATGCCCTGTTGTTCCTCCTCTGAAAGAAGTTCTTTGAGAGTTGAAACAAGTTCTGTCTCTGCCTGCTTGACCAGGCTCATCTGCTCAGCATAAATCTGGTCCATCTTCTTTTTCTGATTGACTAAACTATTGCGCAGATTCTGTAGTGTTGTCATATGATTCTTCAAAAGATGCTGAATAATCTGCGCCTTTACCTTCATCTGTGAGAGTTCCTCTGAATCTGCCCGCTCCTTATGAACACCCATATACTCTCCAACTTCAAGCAAAGGACGGAGTCCCTGTAGATAAAGAACAGGATCCTCATGCTTGTAGAGATTTGACAAATAGACAATAAAGCGACCATCTTCAAGGCGTTCAAGATCAATATCCGCCGGCTTC